ATACGCATCAAGCAGGATGGACGTCTTTTCGACCTCGAGTAACTACACTACTTATTTACCCGTAAAGTTGACGTACAGTCTCAGTAAACGAAACCCCCGATTTGGTTATAACCACATCGATCTGGAGCTCATGGATCGGTACAGTGGGGCGAAGTAGGACGGCTACCCGCAGCACACCCGATTCATATTGCGCCTCACTGTTGTTGGAGCTATCGCAGATTACTTGGTACCCCCGGAGGCCGCGGGCATTTTTCCAGGTTTCCAAGTAGTCAGAGAACGACTGTACCAACTGTCTACGGGTTGCATCATCATTCGGCTCCTGCAGGATGTACAGGCCGAACTTGTACAGACTGACCTTGATGATATTGGTGAGGATCCGAACGGAGATCCACGAGAGGGCGCTGTCTTTGGCCTGCAGGGTCTTTTGTTCCCACAGAGCAATGCCTTGTCCAATGAACGTCCGCGTGTAGTTGACCTGGGCCCGGAACAGGGCGGAGGCTTGCGGGTCATCGTAGGATTCTCTGGTCTTCAACACCCCAACCAAGCCACGATTGAGACCGGCAATGGAGAAGGACTGATTGGCTACCCGAGCAGTTCGTGCGGCCAGGGCAGCCGCCCACCCACTGAACGGAACATACTGCTGCTTGCCGTTAATCGTGTCCACTTCCAGAACGTCGGGGCAGAATAGAGCCGCGTAGCTACTATTCAGGTTCAGTTCAAGATTGCGGTAGTTGATGGCCTGCTGGAATTTCTGCTTGGCGCTCGGGGTATCGAGGAACGCAATGGAGTCCCCCCGAGTACGCGCCAGCTCTTCCATAGCCAGCCCAACTTCAGGGGTGCTATGCCCACTGTTAATTAGGCAGTTGATTTCGTACTTTTCCCGGTTGCTGAACACCGCCCACGCCCTGGCAACATCGAAAGAGGTTGGGGCTGCCCCGGAATCCCCGCCATTCATGTTGGTTACGGGTGCGCTGTCAACAGAAATCTTTTCCGGCTCAAACAGGGATCCCGCGTTACTACGGACGAGCACATATTCGGAGAAAGGATTAATCCGTTCTTCCAATTCTGTGGAAACCCCGTCTCCATCCGTGTTCTCTGTGAGGGTGCAGTTGAAGGATTCCAGCGGGATAACTGTGCTGCGATTGGTATCGTACACGTTTACCACAAACGTGGGGTCTGCTTCGGGCAGGGCGTTCGGGTCGGTAATAGGCGGGTGCGTGGCATCCGGAACAACCGTACCCAAGTCTGTAAAGGAAATGACTGGCGTATTTTCCTGGCCCACTTGGACCATACGTCCGTAACCGCTCCCAGAGACTCGACCATACAGGTAGTAGCCAATCGCCCGCGGTTCCCGGGGCCATTCAATAGTGATAGAATGGTCAGACGGCGAAGAGCCAGCTATAATCACCTCAACAGATTGGGAAGCAAGGGTCTCTCCGGTTTCCCCAATAGCACTCACCTGATAGGTGTATGTTCCGGGGCCCAGGTTACCGTTACCAGAAGTGGCAGACGCCTGAACGTCGGAAATCTGACCAATATTTGCACTGTCAACAGAGATAGCGTAGGCGTCACCGTAGCTCCCTTGGCCCTTGTTGGGGTAGAACAGGGCCAGCGGGACCACGCCTGGATCCACTAGAGTAGTCAGATCAACCGACTCGGGATCGACAATGCCAGAAGGGGCGGGGACCAGGATTGTGTCCGGGCCGTTCTTAGCCAGGACCACCCCACTGTAAAGAGCGCCCGCGCCTACAACACGAAGGGCCCACAGGTCGTTGCCTTCCTTGAAGTAGTCAAGACCGCAGTATACATCAAACGAGACGGAAGCGGTAGGCGGGCCATACGCATCCATGTAGTTCTGCGCGTTTGTCCAGTGCTGCGGCTCGTCCGACCTCCCCTGTTTGGAGACTACGATTTGGGCAGCGAGGGTGACCGAGTTGGAGGTCACTACTTGCGACATATCGTACTCGTTGATACGAACGTCAGAGGCTCGTTGAGTTAGAACGCTCATTTTTGCTCCTTGACAGCAACCTCTTGGGCGGATTTAGAATTCGATGGGGCCTTCGGTTCCTGGGGGCGGATCAACACCACTTTCCCCGGGTTCAAAGCCATCCAGTTAGGGTCCACTCGGAATCCGGGCGGCAAGGTAGGACGAGCCTTCGGCATCACCGAGATGGTAGTACGGGTCTTCCCGTCTTTAGAAATGATGGGGACCACCTGCGGCAGTTTGGAAATGTTAGAGACTTTGAAATCTTCCTTACTCATATCTGATCCCCAGTATTTTTAAACGCCCAAAAATTGGCGTCCAGGTCGACGTTTTGTACTGTGCCTATAGTACGTGTTTGTGGCTCTCCTACCCACCCCAGCAGCTGCATGCCTGCAGTTACCAGGTATTCGGGAACCTGCTCAGTTGTGCTGGCGCGTTCTGGTACTGTTACTTGTTCGTCCAGAATAGTCCCTATCATTAGGGACAATTTACCGTAGGCAACATTAAATTTTAGGAGCCCGTTCCGCCTGGCAAATAGCCACCTTTTGGAAAAGGCTAGAACTGAACTCTCTGCGGACAGATCAAACTGATCCGTACGAAATTCTATCTCCACTTGGAAGTTGGCGGGCAGCAGTTTAACGGCAATTGCAGAGTTATCATCGTCTGACGCAACAGTCTGCGTCCCCGTTCGCGCCATGTACGGGGACACATATCTATCTGTAGCGGCCCCAATACCAGTAACCTTAAGAAACGCCATTGGGTAATTGATTGGTTCCCCGACCTTTCGCTTTGATAGCAGCCGCATTTTTTCGTAGGCGCTAGAAACAATTGTCTGTGGGCACGAGAACACTTGAGCAAACTTCTTTGACAGCCCAGCTAATACAAGACGTTCTACAGGATCAATTTCCATAATCAGCGTCCAAAACGAAGAATGCCTGCTGACCCCTGCGACAGGACCAGCAGGCATGTGCCGTGTAACCTACGGAGATCCGTACCTACCGATTACCGGCGGGAACGCTTCCGCATCTTTTGCAGAGAGGCTGCGAACGCTCTGGCCTTGTTGCGGCTTTCGACGATATCCATGACGTCGTCTTCATCGGCGTCCAGGCCATCGTCGTCCTCGTCCTCGACGTCCTCGTCGTAGTCCTCGTCCTCATCCACTTCCGCGTCAAGTTCGGGATCTTCGTTCGCCAGATCGTCGAGGACTTCTTGAGTACCTTCGTCCGTTTCTTCAAACTCGAATTCGTCCTCGGCTTCAGCGCGCAGGCGCCGGGCCTTGACGCGAGTCGGTTTGGCCTTAGCGGCCAGGGGGCGGGCCGCACTGTTGGTAGCCTGGATCACCGACACAGCATAAGGAGCCGAGGGGTGCTTGGCAGCCGCAGCAAACAGCGTCGCTGCGTTAACGTGATTGCCTTTGCGTTGTTCCCGGATAGCCAGGGCAACCAGGTCCAGGGCCTTCGTGTAGCGTGCAATGGGAGTAGCCATTTTTTGAGTCCTTTTTGGAGAATGGGGGCCGAAGCCCCTAAGAATTAAAAGCCGTTGGTTAGACCCGGAGGCCCTTGGCAACCGCGCGACCACCAGTCAGGGCGGAAGCCCAAGTTTCCGTCATCACCCAACCGCGACCAGCAATCTTCTCTTCGAGGATACTGATGGTCTCAGACTTGATGGCACCGCGATCCGAGTACGCGCCCAGGTTCAGGGCATCGGCGAACACAAAGAATTCGCCGCGATTCAGAACCTTGTGCTCCGGGTGACGATAAGCGTCACTGATAACGGTCATGCCGTAGGCCACAGCAATCTGGCCGGTCAGCAGCAGCTCGTGACGGGCCACCGGGTCCATGGCGCTGTAGAACTCGGAATTGCCGATGAAGTCCTGCATGAAGTCCGAAGCCATCAGGCAATACGGGGTCTTCAGGCCCCAACGAGTGACGTTGTTCGCCACTTGCATCAGTGTAAACGGCGTCAACTGGCCGACGACGATGGACAGATCGTTTTCCAGGCCGACATAACGGTTAGCCATGTTGATGACCATACGGTCTTCAGTAACCATCAGGGCTTCCTGGGCCTCGACAAACTTCTCCGCCAGAACGTCGCCCTGGCTTTGGTTGATTTCGTTCTCGGGAACGAACGGGCGAGCGATCAGCTGCACTTCCGGCGGAGTCAGCCACTTGTCGCGCACGATCTGGGGCTGAACCTTGGTCGGGGAAGTAGCCACCATAGCGGTGACGTTCTTCATCCGGACCGGGAAGCGGGGAATCGACCCGTGCGGCACTTCGACCTTGGTCAGCAGCAGGCGGGCGAAACCTTCACGGTCTCCGGTGATGTACAGGCTTTCGGCCATCTTTTCGCCCAGCAGGCGGTGTGCCTTCGGGTCGTTCTGGGCAGCCGCCAGGAGTTCCCGGTTGCGCTTGGTGATCGCAGCGGCTTGCTGAGCAGCGGACTCCGATATCACCTGGCCCGAAGAGGCGGCAGCGGTAAATGCCATAACCTGATTCCACAGGTCCTTCTTGGAGGAAGCGTTGAGCTCGCCATTGGCACCTACGGCACGCTCCGAGTTCCTGCCGAACCGAAACTCCGTAGCGACAGTAGGAGTACGGCTAGCGCTGAGTTTAATCTTTGCCATTTTGTTTCCTTTGAATTGTGATGTTCAGTTGTTAGACCGGAGCCGAGAAGCGCAGGCCCAGGAACGGATAGTCCTCGCTCGGAATAGCTTCGATCTGCGCCCGGATGTCGTTGCCGGCACCGGTCTGATCGGTAAGCTGCCCGTTTGCCGCCAGCTTAACCGCCGTAGCAGCGCGCCAGTTGACAGAGGCATCGAATTCCGACGTAAACACCAGGCCGCGAGTAATCACACCCATCTGGCCGTAGATCGAACCCGAGTAACCGCCCGGCTGCACATCACCTTGGCGGGCCACCGACTCGAACACTGTCTCTGCAAACTTGTAGGTGACCATATAAGTCTGCGCGGCGGTCAGGTCGCTGATCGTATCCCCGGCAACCGTCGGAGACGCCACCGGCGTACCGGTCGTGACGTTGAAGACCGAGACTTGGCCAGAAATCGGGGTACGAGACAGCTTGATGGTGCCGCCAGCGGACGCCACATAGGTCTCGACCTTGTTGGTCAGGGTCTCGGGAAAGGGGGCCGCAGAAGTACCCGCGAAAGAGAAGCCAACAAAGACTTCACCGGAATCCCCGGTAGAGGCCTGGACTCCTGCGGCTTGATTGCCAGACAGACGGACCAGTGCTTGGCCTTCCGCTTGGATAATGGCACCGGGGGCAACAACCATTTCGGTGCTGTCCACGATCTTGGTGAGAGGCAGACTGATTGCCATGTGAATCTCCTGATAAGCGGGGATAATCCCCGAATGAGTTAGAATTCCAGAATGTCCGAGCCTTCCAAATAGGCACGAGCAGTTACCGGGGTTTTGGGAGCCAGCAGTGCAGCTTGCTGCTTACGGCCGGGTTTCGACAGTGCCGCTTCGATGGTGGAAGCATCAATGTCCTCGAAGTCGGCGGCGTCGTCATCCACATCCACGGCTTCACCGTCAACTTCTTCGTCCTCCTCAACTTCGTCGTTGGTAAAGTCCAACGCTTCCGCCAGAGTATTCCGGGTGGATTCCGGCATGGCTGCTAGGCGCTGCGCGATAGTAACCATGGACTTGGCGTACTCTATACCAGCCTTGGCGAACAGGCGAGAAGCACTGGTCTTGGGGTTAGCAACTCCAGCATGTAGCAGGGCGGCTTCCACCGACTCCTTCAGGGAATTCGGAACATCCTTCCAGAACCCCTTGTTAAGGCCCACCGCTGCCAGGGCCAGGCAGTTCATGATATGCTTCGACTGTTGCTTTGCAGAGGCGTTCACCTTAGCGGTAACCTTCTCCGCACGAGCCCTGACGCGGGCAGACGCGATGTGGGAAGCGCCCAGATTCACGGTAGCCATGCGGAAACCGAGTTCTGCCAGGCCGCGCCGCAGACCCTTGGTCGCGCACACGCTGGCAACCACCTCGGCAAACTCGTCACTTTGGAACTCGTCCCCGACGCCTTCCTCTTCCGCTTCAGCCTTGGTCATCGTGGCGATCACACGGCTGCCACGAAGAACCAGCAGGGAGGCTTCCAGCGGAGCAACATTGATTTCGCTTTCGTCAACTTCTTCCGGCATGTTATCGACGTCTACGATATCCATAACCTCCGCTTCCGTCGACTCGTCATCATCCTCGTCATCATCCGAGTCATCGTCGTCTTCGTCGTCGAAGTCGTCATCGTCGTCTTCGTCATCATCCGGGTCGTCTTCGAGATCGTCTTCGTCTTCGAGATCGTCTTCGTCTTCGTCGTCGGCCGCAGCGTTGACATCCGGGGCGATAATGGCGGATTGACCGCCGCTGTTCTCCAGATCGAGATCCAGGTCATCGGGAT